AAAAAGCAAAGTGAAGCAAATGAAAATCTAATCCTAAGCAGTGAGGATTAAACGCGAAACAGTGGTCCCATTGCCCCGGACCAGGGTCTGACCCACTCTAAGATGGATCGTATGTCCCATTTCGTTCGCTTAATCAAGCTACAGCAACCTTAAGGGTTGAGGGCAAAGCTTACTAAACTTAACTTTTACACTAAACTAAATGATTTAAAGCAAAATAAAACTTAACAACTATGTGGATAATTTATATACCCGATTCCAACGGGTACTCAGTTTAAATCCTCCTGAGCTAGAGGGTTGGATAATTTATATAGCCGATTCCGACGGCTACTCAGTTTCAACTCCTGAGCTAGAGCTTTATACTTTCAATAACCTCGTCTTCAACGTCTGGAAGACGAGTATCAGGGGAAACAATCCCCTTCTCGATAAGCCGAGCCAGAATCTTCTCCTCCCTCCTTCTAGATTTCCGACCACGGCGATGTTTCTTCCAAAAATAATAAATCACAACACCAGCTACAATGATTAATACCAAAACTCCTATAGTCATTACTACAATAGAGGCTGATTGCAGAGTGAAGGATGTAACAGTAGAACCTGTGGCAAAGATCTGATTTATATTATTAATTGTAGAAACAGTAATACCCATAATTTACATAAAGTGAGCGTACCACATAGCCATGTAGTACTCAAAGGGCCTAAAGTAAACCTCGGTACCCCGCGAGCGGCACCTCTTCTGGATCGTGTCACAAAATTTCCTGTAGTCGGGTCCACCAGCATGAAAAGCCAATTGAGCCAGAGAGTCCAGTTTTTGTTGATACTCACCATCAGTCTGCCACATGGATGATTGTTCCAAGTGTTCAAGAGGCATGTAGGGATGGATTAACTGAGGGTAGTGGGAGTCATGAACAAAGAAGCGCTTCAGAAAAGACACTTCATAGAAAGTGGATTCTTCAGGAAAATCACCAGATTTGCAAGCAGGGGTAACTTTCAGATTTGTATTCTTAGAATAAAAGTCAGCAATCCTACGGGAAAGGGCCTTCTCATCAGTAGAAATAATCACATCATCACCATAGCAGATCCATTTACAAGAATCAGGGGAAATTTTCAGCGCAATTAGAGCAGAGACAATGAAAGCAGAGTTGTTTATGCAATTGAACATACTTGTCCCAACACATCCCGAAGGCATTCCTCCTTCCATCTCATATGCCTTATCTCCATAGACATGCTTGGATGTTGCAACTGCGGAAAGAAAGGGGGTAACGTCATGCTGGAAATAGGGTTCAAGATACTTAGCCATCAACAGAAAAGCAATCTTGGGTTCTGAGGAGTCAAAGCAGGAGTAGTCGAGATCGAAACAATAAGGGAAGGAGTCGGGGCCCATTTCATAATAGAATCTAGTCCAATCAACATCAGGATTACAACCTACAGCAGAATGGATTTCTGAGCCATTTTTCCTGAGCATAGCTTCAAAGAGGGGACCAAACACCATTCTCATAGCAAGAATACGGGGAAGGGAGTCAGAATCAACAAGGCGTGTTTTCCCAGCCTTCACCTTCTCAGAAGGTCTAAGTTCATCCTTAAGGAATGTGGCATAGTAGTAGTCATCTGGATGTTGAAGAGCATGATCGACAAGCTTCTTAAGTTCTTCCGTAGCTTGCCACTTCTCACCATCCCACTCAAAGAAACTCCGTCGAGAGCGTCCCTGAGCAGAAAAAGGATAACCAGCAGACTGCCCCATGTCAATTCCTTCCATCACACCATCACCATTAATTGCCTGTTCAAGGGTCCACATAGGAGCAGGTTCATCCTTCGAGAAGCCACATTTTTGCATCAATTCCTCAACCACATAGGCCATAGCCGGCTCGAGAGTCGGCCAACCTTCATGATCAGGAACATGCTTGCTAAACATGACTTCATCAAGATCCACCTCACATCTCTTGTCCTTCTGAGAAAGGATGGCAGGTTCAGATTTGACAGGAAAAGCACCATAAGCAGGGGACTTTTTCAGAGCAGAGCAACGGGGGATGTGATTGGGTTGACCCGGATGTTCAATGGGCTTAAGATTTCCTTGAAAGAGATGAGCAAAATCTTCTTTGTAGAGGGGAACACCAATGCCAACACCGGGGCCACCTGCAAAGTGGATTCCGAGAAGGGTCTCACGTGCAGGATTACGGGAAATAAGAGCAGCACCACACATACCAGGGGTCGATTTGAGATCATAAGTGTAACACCACAGGAAAGATTGTTCATCAGCATTTTCAAATTCTTTCACACACACAGATTTTCTTCCTCTCAGATTTGTGCATTCAAAATTTGCAGCAATGGTCCTTGATCTTGAAACCATGAGGACGTCATCATTTGTTGGACGATCCTTCTGGGAGAGGAGATAGGGGACAAGATTCTTCCTCTCATCTCCACGAGGAAGAGTGCAAATCACAACATCAGTCACACCAGAGGGACGGACAAGGAGTTCTGGGGAGAGTTCTTCAGGTTTAAATTTTTGACCTCCAATTTCAATTGTGTGGGAGCGGGAAAATGCATGATTATTGCAAACAAAAGTTCTTCCACAAATGAAGAGAGCTGTGAGATCAAAGGAGTGGGAATCTTGATAAAAGGTGATTGGAGTGCAATTCTTCTCAACCTTGGGGTAAATCTGGGGCATGCGGTAGGGGGCCTGGTAATGAACAATCCTTTGAGGCACAGGCCGCTGTTGTGGCGGCTGGCGCTGCCTACCACCAGCTCCAGAATATGGGGCCTGTGGTTCGGGGTCACGCCTACGCCTCAGAAAATAGATCAGAAGACCAATGGCAGAAGCAATTGCAGAGATTCCTGTAATTGTGAAAGAAATCAATGACCTTTTCTGAAGTTTCTTCAATTCCTTCTCAATAGATTCATTCTTGATTGGTTGGGCAGTGGGAATGAAAATTGGGGGAGCAGGCCAAATTTCACTTTCAAGAGCATACTGACTGCCTGGCCTCCCACAGACAAAGCGGAGCCACCATTCGGCAACATCGCGCCCGGGGAAGTTAATGACTTGAGACCGAATCTGCTCATCATCAGTCTTGAAAGTAAACTGAATTTTTGCACAATCAGGATTCTTACAAGGACAACACCTAACATTTCCAGCTTTTGGGAGTGGAGGGATTTGGGACTGAAGCCAGGAATTCCTATCCTCTACGGAATCAAATCTATGTACAATTGGCCCTTGGGGAGTAGCAATGAAGATGTTATAGCAAGAGTCGGGGGAATGATCTGCATGCTTACAGAAGGAAATCACATTTTGTGAGGGAGCCTGGAATATGATTTTTGAAAAGGCAGTTTGATTACCATCGCGCTCATCAAGTTCATCAAAAATCATGTCACACAAATCATACACAGACATGTGCTCACGGGTGCGGTCTTCACCTTTTGTAACAGACAAAGTCATGGCGGCACCATTGAGATAGGGGCAATCTGCTTTAAAATCAGGGGATTTAGCAGGTCCAAGTTCCTTGAAAGCTTCAGCCATATCCAGACGACCAGCAGGAGTCTGAAAGGCGCGCGCTAGAATAGCGCGCACTTTGATATGGCATCGGCGCTCAAGAGCACCCGGAATCCGAATCTCATTTGATTGAGGTGTAGCCATATTTGATGTTGCAAGGATAAGACGAGACCTATACTGAACACCTTTTTCTTCAAGTGCAGCCATTGGAGGAACAAAAGGAGTGGTAGAAACCATCTGACAGAAGAGTTTCACATCTTCACCAGTAGTGTTCTGACAGAAGTCATCAATTACATGTACAGGTTGACCAGTGTAACCATCAAAGTATTCAGAGCCAGGAGGTTGAGCGAAGACAGAGGTCTTAAAATCAATTCCCTTTCTCTTGCAATAGGCAGAAGCAATTATATTTGAGAGGAGGGACTTACCACCACCAGGGGAACCATGAATATAAATCACAAGAGGTTCGGGGCGGGAGGCATAAGTAGAAGTCTTCAACTTGCGAGAGGTCTGCTCATAGTTAGCAAGGGTGCGAGATAGGATATGCGCAGCACCGGCGAGTCTATGGTTTGTGCAATAAGCAAGCATGTCTCTAGTATCTCTCACGCGCTGATTGAGAAGATTTACATCAACATTCTGACAGGAAGCTGTGGCGAGAGAATCACGGTACAAATCAGTGATGTAGTCAGCTCTAGATTTGAGATAGTCTTCAGGGGATGACCTCTCCTTGGACTTGAGCTTATAAATAAGCCAATCAATAAGTTCCTTGATTTTCTCAAATATCCACTCAACATTCTTCATTGCAAGAACACCCTGGTTAAATTCCTGAAGGCGGGAAGGGGCTTGGAACTCAAAATCAGTCTCAGTGCGGGTGAGCATATAGCGGTGGAAGGCATCATCAATATCAGTAAAGATTGGTTCTTCATCACACCAGCTAGAAACACCAAAGAGGGAACCTACCAGATCCTTAATTTTAGCAGTGAAAGAGATAGCAAGGTCAGACATCCTTCTCCTAAGATAGGTATTATCATACACTTCAGCTACAAGGAGAGCAATTACACCAGCAATTGTGGAAGGGGAGGGGTTTCCAAAGATCACCAGGGTGAATCCAATCACCTTAAGAATAATTGAAGCAATCTTCTTTGAAGCAGAGGAAATGAGTTCACTAGCAGTGGATTCCATTGCCGAAACAGTACCAGGAATTGCAGAAGTTGCATTTTCAAGGAAAGTTTCCATTGATTTTGTAAGATGTTCAACAGAAGCAGAAGCAGCAGACAAAGAAGAGGCTACTGTCGAAGCGGAGTTCACAAGGACAGGCACCATGTTCTTGACCTCATCTAGTGTCTCAAGAGTTGCAGATGTTGTAATTGATGCAGCTCTATCAACAGCAGGATTGGTAAGTTGAATATTGATTGGAGCCTGAAACAGCATCTTCTTTTTGAGCTCTATGACCTTCTCTAGAGTTGCTTTCCTCCACTTGTGTACCCTCTGGCAAGGAGCCACCACAACCACCCTCGGGGTCGTTTTCTCGGGTAGATATGGCCTCTCATCCCAGGAGGGGGGAACAGAGTGGAAGATGGCAGTTGTAGCAACAGCAGCAGCAACAACACCAGCAGCAAGCCAATAGCCAGTGTTTTGGAAAGAGTGCTGATAAGAGGTGATTTCTTGAACAAAGTCAGTGCAATTGTGAGTGATCGAGTAATCATAAATTTGACCTAATCTGCAAACAGCTTTACACCACTCGTTGTACCCAACGGTACAGTAGTCAACATGGTTTCCAATATCTTCAGGGGTGTAGGAGACTCGGCACTGGAAACCGTGGGCCTTGAGGGAAATTGCCTGTTGTCTGTTGCGAATTCCCCAGTGGCGATAAAGCCCATTGTCTACATAGTAGACACGTATGTCATCAGGTTCATCTTCGCCTTCATCTTCATCTTCTGAAACAACAGGGGAAGGGAGGGGTGTTGAAGGGCGCGGTGCAGGCGCAGAAGAAGCTGGGGCAGGGGGTTTAGGAGCTTGAAATTCAGCATCAATTTCATCATCAGAGAAAAAATCAGGTTCTTCAGAGAAGATTTCATCATACAGTTGCCTATATCTCTCAATCAAGACCTCATTATTTACATTCACTCGCTCAGCCACTCTTGCGCACAGGGTGTCAAAACAAGCATCCTCTACAGCTCTTTTGAACCATTCTGGCACATCATTCCTACAAGTTAGATCATAAAAGGAAATGTAACAGACTTCAAAAGTATGCCAGGGATTCACAATCATCGCATCCCTGTAGGCCCTAACCAAATTTAGGAATTTCTGATCACAAGATGTTGGGGCTTGGAATTCACCTTCTTCTTCTCCTGAGAAGAACCCATCATCAGTCAGAGCAGTCTCCACCCCAACCATGTTACAGATGTAGCGGAACGGTGGGGTGTGAAACAATTCCCAATTCCAATCAAGGAAGATGCGCTCAGGGTGTGATATCATAGTATATAGAAAAGCCAATTTCTGCCTAACCATTGATTTCATTTCTGGAATGACCCATGGTTGTTGCAAAAGGAGGAACAGGAGTCTTTGGTAGTGGTGAGAGGTAGAAAGGGGGTCAGCAAAACACATCAATTCAAATTGTCTCATTGCTTCATAAAGTGCAAAGAGGTTGTGTTCAGCTTCAACAGGAGAATAAGCAGCAACCTGAGGGAAGAACCGATTCTGAGTTGTAACGTAGAGGCAGCGATAGAATTCTCCTCTAAACCAGACACCAGCGTAATCAGGTCCCTCAGGATAGGAGAGAGGAAGTTCAAGGAATCTATCCCTAATATCACCAATAAATTCACCATCAGAATCATAGAAAGAATCGATCACAGCATTCACAGCATCACAGACGGCATGCAGTTCCTCCTCACTCTCCACACATCCATACATGTAATCAAAGAATTCCTCAAGCCGTGCGGCCTTCTCTCTAGCGGAGGGGGGAGGGGGGGACTGGAAGACAACAGGCTCTATAAGGGAGGTATCAGAGAAGAACTCAGAAGCATCTTGATCATTCTTCTTCCATTCTTCAAAGGTGCTCTGAACCATCCAAGCAAATTTTGCGGCTCGCGCACGACCATACAGAGTGTCTACTCCCTCCATCAACTCTGAGCACAGTTCCCTGATTGAATCCAAAATATCCAAAGTGACAGAAAGCATGATCTGATCACCTTCTTCTAGATTCTCAGAGGTTGGGGCTTGAAACTCCACAGGAGTCGTATCCTCTTCCCAGAATTCACTTTCCAAATTATTGGGAGCTGTCCCATCCCAACCGGTGGAGGTGAGAGGAGGAAAGGGACGGGGCACAAAAAATTCTGCATTCTGAAAGGCAATAAAGACAGAGACATTAGACAACTGAGCACTAGGGAGACGGGAAGCAACAAAGATAGTACCCATATCACCGGGGTTGACCTGATTGGAGTTTGGGTTATACCTAGTATCCACTCGATTAGCTTGTGACCAGGAAGTTTGGAACACGGAAGCAAAGGCGGAGAACGGAACTGTAAACTCCACACCCATATTTGATGCTCGAGTTGACAGAATCACGGAAGGTCCATTCAGAAGAGAAGCAGCGGAGTCAGGGGAACCTGCGCCAGTAGCATCGTAAGTGGAAGGAGTAGCGGTGGGTGGGCGATAAGTAACAATCAAATTCTGTTGAAAAGGTATTCCCACAGTTATTCTCAAGTCAGCACGAAGGAAAGTGAACAGACCTGCAAACATACGGACAGGAACCTCTGGGACTTTCAAATTAGAAGAAGGTGCAAATGAGATAAGCGACAGGGGAATTGTGACCATTGATGCAGTTGTCCCAGAGGTAGCAGAGAAATTTCCATAAAATCTTGCCTGATTAAAGAAAACTTGAAGTGACATTGTGTCCATTGTTGTGAGGTAGTGCTCACCCTGGGGAAGGTCTCCCACGGCTGGCCCTTGATCCACAACACCATTGTACATAGGGATAGTATTTACAGGAATTGGACTAGGGAAACGCATCTCAAAATCTGGACCAGCAGAAAGGTGCACTAGGATTGTGGATGTGGGAGCTACAACAGTTGGGGTGACAAGAGGTGACATCACAACTGCCACAAGAGTTCCAGAAGAGTAACCAGAGAGAGGAATTGCCTGCCAGGAATTGATCACAATTGGGGCCCAGGGAGTAGCAATAGCATAAGGACAGGTGATTGAAACAGAAGTAGAATTTGAAAGATCCCATATCACATGAAGATTTTCTGTGAAATTCTGCAGGAGAGCACCAGTCTCCACATACTCAGCACCCTGTCCAGATTTTGCCGCACGAACCCTCCCTGGTAGGAAGGCAAGTAGAAGTCTCCCAGAAGAGACTTGAGGACCAGTATACTCAAATGTGTATGTGAGGGAACCGCGCCACTGTGAGAAGTAGCGTGCGAGTTGTGCAAGATAAGGGACACCTTGAAGGCGTTTGATGGATGCAGATGGTATTGCTTGTGTAGTATCGCGATTTGTGACACTCAAGCCAGTCGGACACACATTTGTCTGAAAGATATTTGTCCCAAGAGTTGTAGCAGCCGTAAACTGAACAAGAGACATTAGAGTGGGTCTAGAGAGGATAGACCTCCAGTCTTCCACACGCGCAGGAAGAAAGCTTGTACCAGTATTTCTTGACCTTTTCTCAATCTGTGCAATTGACCCAGATGATGTGTTCACGAATGCAGATTGTGCAGTATTAACGCGCACCCCCTGCAGTAGTGAAGCCGGAGCAGGGATATCTAGGGGAACATCAAAAGCACCAAGATTTGATTGAGGGGTCTGATAAGGTTTCGGGGCAAAGAAGTGCGCATTGGTGGCTCCAACTCGCATCACTACGGTGAGGGTTGGAGCGGTCCCTGTGGGTATAGAAAGAGGAGTTTCTACAAGAATAGCAATTGCATACATCACATCAAGAGCAGCTGTCTCCAATTGGGGAGCAGACCCAACATAAGGGAGGTCTAATGTAACAGCAGAAGCATTTCTAGGAAGGAGTCTTGCTGAAGGGAAGATTCCAAGTTGATTGACCTGTACAAGTTCAAGAGCAGTCCACTTCTTTTGAGTCCCTGCGTCTGAATTTGTAAGTGATTGCATCCAGACATGGGGATGTGGAATTGCGACCACAAAAAGAGAGCCACCATGAAACTGGGTCCCGTTCACGGTAATTTCGACCCTAAAGCCTGACCTATAAAGAGCATGTCTTGTAAATAGGGCTTGAAAGAGACCTACTTGAGCGGGAACATTAAGACCGACAGAGGAGGTGGGTTGATTTAGCATCAAGTAGTTAGGAAGACAGAAGGGGTTTGGTGAAGGGGGAAGGGTCTCAACAGCATCAGAACCTGTAACAGCCGTAAGAAAGTCACCAGAAGCTTGTGAAGAAGTCCAAGTGTATGTGGCAACTATCCTAGGAATCTCTGCATCAATTGTCCTAACATCCGACCAAGAGTTATCAAATATAATATCCTGTTCATCCTGGACAACAGCAGCCGCTGTTGTCTCCACAGTCGCTTTCTCATGTGGGGCTGTAGATGGTGCTAGGTCCTCCTGTTGAGACTGGAGGGGAGCATTATCCTCAGGTTTGTGTGTTTGAGAAAAAGACATAGTGGCAAATCAACTGATTACTGTTGCAACTCGATCAGCCGCGAGCTTATCAGCCAGTCTATGGCCAGGCGTGGATTCCCATCTCACGCGTCCACCAAGGTTCTACGTTTGCCCACAAGGGGTGCAACACCTGGTAGCGGCACCGAGTCCAGAGGTATGCTTGTGGCTTGCAATATTTCAGCACCACCTCCAAGCATAGGCATCCAGAACAGGGATTTCCAGCGTACACCAGACGAAGCAGTAGACTTGACACAGATTGCCCAAAAAGGGGTCTGCGGTCATCCTTAGCAGCCCATAGTCTAGAAGCAACAGGCGCAAGTAAATGTGGCAGAGGCAAGATCCTACTACGGGTTGTGCCATTCCCGGTTCAGAACGAGCATGAACTCCACAATACTTACTTGTGGAAAGAGTGTCCACCAACACCAGAGAAGTCCAAGAACAAAACCAGTGGGTCAACTTACCAGTTGTAAATAAGCCTGGGTAAGGAAAATGGGAATAAGAATAAGATGGGAATTTTGGCAAAGAACCCAGCTAGAATGCCCAATAAAGGCAGCCAGAAGATGGCAGCAATAGCCACCACGTTCCAGCAACCATCAGACATCTAACCAGGATAACCGTCCGGTTTGCCAGACCGGTCGGGAA